ATGGAACATCTGACGGTCAATCCCTGGGCATCGCTCGCCTATCTCGTCGCGGGGGTGTGCTTCATCCTCGCGCTACGCGGCCTGTCGAGCCCGGCGACCTCGCAGCGCGGCAACCGCATGGGCATCATCGGCATGACCATCGCGGTGGTGACGACGCTCGTCACCCATGCGCCGACGATCCAGACGCTCGCGGTCGGGACGACCGACACCGGCTTCGATTATGTCGCGCTGCTGTCGCATATCGACGGCGTGACCATCGCCGAGATCCTCGTCGCGATCGGGATCGGTGCGGTGATCGGGGTTACTACGGCGCGGCGGATCGCGATGACCGACATGCCACAGCTCGTCGCGGCCTTTCACTCGCTGGTGGGGCTTGCCGCAGTGCTCGTCGCATGCGCCGCCTATCTCAATCCGGGCGCCTTCGGCATCGCGCAGATGCTTGTCTCCGACACCGGCACGCCGCTTGCCTATATCTTCCCCGTGAGCAGGATCGAGATGGGTCTCGGCGTCGCGATCGGCGCGATCACCTTCTCGGGCTCGGTCATCGCCTTCCTCAAGCTCAACGGCAATATGGGCGGCAAGCCGATCATGCTGCCGGGGCGCCACGTCATCAATCTCGGCGTGCTCGCCGCGATCCTCGGCCTGATCGCCTATTTCACGCAGGACCAGAGCCCGTGGATCTTCTGGACGATCACGGTGCTGAGCTTCGTGATCGGCTTCCTGCTGATCATTCCGATCGGCGGCGCCGACATGCCGGTCGTGGTGTCGATGCTCAATTCCTATTCGGGCTGGGCGGCGGCGGCGATGGGCTTCACGCTGCACAACACGGCGATGATCATCACCGGCGCTCTGGTGGGATCGTCGGGCGCGATCCTCAGCTACATCATGTGCAAGGCGATGAACCGCAGCTTCATCTCGGTGATCGCGGGCGGTTTCGGCGGCGACAGCGCGGGCGGCACGGCGGCGGCGGCGACCGACCGGCCGTGGAAGCGCGGGTCGGCCGAGGACGCCGCCTTCCTGCTCGGCCAGGCCGAACAGGTCATCATCGTCCCCGGCTACGGCATGGCGGTGAGCCAGGCGCAGCACGTGCTGCGCGAGATGGGCGACAAGTTGAAGGAACACGGCGTCCGCGTGAAATACGCGATCCACCCCGTCGCGGGGCGCATGCCGGGCCACATGAACGTGCTGCTCGCCGAGGCCAATGTGCCGTATGACGATGTGTTCGAGCTCGAAGACATCAATTCCGAATTCGCGCAGACCGACGTCGCCTTCGTGATCGGCGCCAACGACGTCACCAACCCGGCGGCCAAGACCGACAAGAGCTCGCCGATCTACGGCATGCCCGTGCTCGACGTCGAAAAGGCCAAGACCGTGCTGTTCATCAAGCGTTCGATGGGCGGGGTCGGCTATGCCGGGGTCGATAACGACGTCTTCTACATGGACAACACGATGATGCTGCTCGGCGACGCCAAGAAGATGGTCGAGGAGATCGTCAAGGCGATCGAATAGCCGGCGCGCGCGCTTCGAACCCGCCGCCACATCGGAGCGATGCGCCGCTCGCCGCTCGGTTCGATCGCGTCCATTTCGGCGACGATTGCGGAGTTCAAGCGGGACCGTTGCGAAAGTCACCCCGAATCGGCGGGACTTGCGCTACCCCATTTCGGAGGAATGCGTACTTTGCGGATTGCGTCACGGCATCCGCCGGACGGTCGGGGGGCAGGCGGAGATGACGGCAACGCAGCTAGCGGCGAAATGGAACGATCATGGCGCTGCCGCTGCCGGTGTCCTGGTCATCGCCGACGCGGCGACGGCGCCGACCGCCGCCGAAGCCGTTGCCGCAGCGCACGGACGGTTGCTCGCACGCGTCGGCTGGGATGAGGCGCGCGCGCGCTTCGACCAGCAAGGCACCGTCGCGATCGTCCTCGCCGAAGCCGCGGGGGTGGACGATGCCTTGCTCGATCCCGTGCTGCCGCTGCTCGATCGCCTCGCGCGAAACAATGACATCCGCATCGTCGCGGCGTTCGACCCGAACCAGATCGATGTGATCGCGGGGGTGCTGACCGCACCCGGCGTCGATCTGCTGTGCGCGCCGACGCAGGCCGACCGGGTCGTCGCCTTGTGCCTTGCCGGCTGCCGGCATGACGACAGCGTACAGGACGTGGTGCGCGAAAACGAGGCGACACGCCTGCGCCGTTTCCACGAAGAAGTCGCGCGCATCGCCGAGACGCTCGCCCGGCTGACTCGCGACGGCGCCGCACCGCAAATCGAGCAGGGCTTTGGTCCGGGCGTCGAAGAGCCGACGATGGCGTATCGCGCCACGCCGGCCGATCTCGGGCGAGTCGAGTTCGCCGCGCGCGATATCCGTCAGGCGATTCGCGCACGGCGCTTGCGCGACCAGCATTTCGGCGCCGGGCTGTTCGAGGATCCGGCGTGGGACATGTTGCTCGATCTGTTTGCCGCCGAACTGGAGCGAGCGCAGGTCTCGGTCTCGAGCCTGTGCATCGCCGCGGCGGTCGCACCGACAACCGCGCTGCGCTGGATCGCGCGGATGACCGAGGCGGGCTTGTTCGAGCGCCGCCCCGATCCGTTCGACCGCCGCCGCGCCTTCATGGGGCTGTCGCGCCGCGCGAGCACAGGCATGCGCGCCTATTTCGCGATGCTGCGCGCGGCGGGGATGGCGATCGCCTAGCGGGTTGGCTAACGTCACCGCTTGCCATCCGCCGCGATGAATGGCAGGCGCGCAGGACCGGCGCGAAAAATGCGGTCGGGGCGATTAGCTCAGTTGGTAGAGCGTCTCGTTTACACGGCGCGCCGTCGCGACCGGCCATCCTATTTAAATCATTACGCTTTTCGTGCGTGGATAGGCCGGGCTTCGGGGATAGTCCGGGACTCGCTGGCATCCAATGCTTGGCGGATGTCGTCGTCGCTGGCGTGGGCGTAGCGCAGCGTGGTTTTGATCGAGCGGTGCTTAAGCGCCTCCTTCGCGGCGACAAGATTACCGGTTGCGCGCAAGATCCTCGTGCCGCGCGTATGGCGGAGATCGTGAAAGCGGAAATTCTCGACGCCGGCGGCAAGCTTCGCCGCCTTCCACGGCTTGGCGAGCACGCCCTCGGTCATCGGGTAGCGGTGCCCTTTCAGGCGCACTGGATGAATGCGCCCGAGCTTGTCTGTTAGTCGCGGCTTCGTCCGGACGGCAACGTACGTGAAGACGTTCGGAATGAGGTCGACGCGCGGCTGGTTGGCAATGATGATCACCATTTCCTGCGTCAGTGGGCGCTTGACGAAATCGCCGCCCTTGATCCGCGTCACGGCCGATGCGTTTGCCATGTCGAGGTCGGTCCAGCGCAGCCCGATCACCTCGCTCAACCGCCATCCGGTTTTCAGCGCGAACTGACAGAAGTCGAACAGGTCCTTCCGGATCTCGCCGAACAGCGCGACTTCCTCGCTGGCGCTCAGCTCGCGCGGATCGGTGCGGTTGACCTTCAGCATCAGCGCACCCCAGTCCGGCATGTCGCCGACGTCGTACCGAGCCTTGCTTGCCCACCGCCACACAGCCCGCCACACCTCAATCTCGCGGTTGACCGAGGAATTAACGCGGCCGGCGCGGCGCTTCGCGACCAAGGCAAGCAGGTCGCGCTGCGTAATTTCCGACAGCAGATGCATTCCGCCGAGGCCTGCGATCAGCGCTTTCATCATGCGCTCGGTATCAACCCAGCTGGGCTGCTCTTCGACCTTGTCCTGATAGAGACCGCAGGCTTCATCAAGCGTGATCGGCGGATGAAGGTTTCCGCCGTTTCGAGCCTTCGCACGTTCGATCTCTTCGTGCGCTACCGCCGCGCGCTTGCTTTTGCAGCCTGTCGAGCCGTGAAAGCGACGACCTTTCCAGACGAAGTCGAAGTGGAAGTACGGCGAGTTTTTCGGCTTGTAGACGGACATTCTGGGGCCTTCCGAACCCGGCCTTCGATGAACTCGTCGCAGTCCTCAGGCCGGTACCGAATCACACGATCGGTGATGGCGACGTAGCGTATGTGACCTTCGCGCCGCAGCTGGCGCAAGGTCTTCGTGCAAACGTGGATGCGCTCGGCCGCTTCCTCAGGGGTGAGCAACGTCATAGCGGGTCGAACCCATGATCGTACCGCAGGATCATGAACGCCGCCCATTCCATGCGTTCGTCTTTCCGATCCTCGTCCCGGTAGCGCTGCACCAAGGCGTTGTATTGCGACGAAGCCCGCTTGCCGGCCGCGCGCGCTTCGGGCGTTCCGCGAGTGCCATTGCGCGTGATGCGGGCGACCATTGCCAGCGGCGTCAGCACACGGCCGCGTTTGGTGGCGCGGTTGTTCCAGTCTGCGTTGTGCGCCGGGCTGCAGAAGAGCTGGTTGGACACCTTGGGCTCAAAGAGCCGCATGCACTCTGGGCAGTGCCGAGGCGGCCAGTCGCCGGCCTGCTGACCCGGCATGCGGTTGTGGCCCTTCTCAGAGCAGCCTTGTAACAAGGCTGCTGCGGGCGTCGGATCAGGCTGCTTGCGCATGGACGCTCCAGCAAGCGCGCTCGGCGGCGAGGGCGGTCTCGGCGTGCCAAAGCAGTGCCGCGACCGCCGCGGCGCGATCGGCCTTTCGTGTATCGTCGGGCGCGTTCGCTGCAATCTGAGCGGTGCGCGAGCTCGCGGCGATCAGCGTATCCCGCTGTTCGCGATAGCTAGCGCCGCCGCAGCATGCGCAGCGGTCTGGCGCGGGCGTGCCGTCGACCATGGCACGCCACTGCTCGGCAACGGCGCGCATAGTGCGGGTGCCGGTGTCGGCGTCCGCTTGAGACATTTTCCCCGCCGCCACCATCGCGGGATATTTCGCTTCGCGCTCGCCAAGCAGATGAGCGGCAGCATCTGCGAGCAGCTGCAGCTCGTCCGCCAGGCGCGGTCTCATGCCGCAGCCGCCAAAACGGCCGAGCCGAGGCAGTTCGCGCGAGCAAGTGCTTCGCTCATCACGGGGCAGACGCTGTTGCCGATCTTCGCGATCTGATGCGACTTCGGCAGCGGTCCATACTTGCGCTGGCCGTTCGGGTATTTTTTGCTCGGATCGGTCTGGTACCAGCAGACCGGCGCGAGGATGTAATCGGCCGGGAAGCCCTGCGCGTTCGCCAGCTCGCGCGGCTCGAGCATGCGCATGCCGATGTCGACGAGCACGAAGGTGACCGCGTCGATCGTCACCGTCACGACGGCGAAGCGCGCCTTCACGGTGATCGTGTCCATCGGCCGATCGACCGACTGGACCTGCGCCGCTTCGTTCTCGCCGTCGGTGCCGTAGTATTTCACGAGGAATGCGGCGGTGCGCACGGCGCGCTCCATCATCTCGGCCGGGAGCGCGTCGGCTTCGATCAGCGTCGTCTCGATCAGGCGTTGCGTGCAGCCCTTGCCGACGATCGTCGAGAGCGGCTCGCGCATGTCATGACCGACCATGCCGGTGTTGGCCTGCTCGAGATGCGCGCTGGTGATGGCGAGTGGTGGCGCGCCACCCCCGCGCTTGACGAAGCTGTTCGCGGTGACGGTAGGCATCGGGTCATCGGCCGGTGCGCCGTCGCTGTTGGGGCGGTACTTGTGGAGGAACGCGGCGACGGATGCATGTCCGCCTCCCGCCGTGGTCACGGTGCGCAGCGGATCCTCAACGTCAAACGAGCGGCTGGCACGGGTCGATGTGTTGTCGACGCTGATCATGGTCGCCGCGGCGATGCCGTGGTGCAGCCCGCCAGACGTGACGGTGCCGAGCGGCGCGGCGGGATCTTCGCCGTCGCTGTGATTGCGCAGCTTGACCAAGCTCGCCGCGGCAATCGCGCCATCGGCTTTTGTCGTGATTGTGGGGTGTGGGACGTCGACGCCGATCGGCGCGCTCTGACCGCGCCGACCGCCAACGCCGACCAGCGTGGTCGCGACCAACGCCTTGCGGCAGCCCGTCGCCACCACTGTGTGCATGGGCTCGTCGGCGCCGGTGAAGGGCTTGTCCCGATTGGCGAGCGTGGCGATGTGCGGCACCGCGACCGCCAGCTCGCCGCGCTTCGCCGTCGTGATCGTGCGTAGCGGGTCGTCGACCGAGTGCACCCGAACGCCGCCGGTGTGCGTGATCGGCACGATGAACGGCCGCGCGCTGTTGACGACGTAGCGCATCACGCCCGCCGCGATCCGGCGGCACGTCGCGGGTTTCAGGTCGCGCTTGCGGTCGAAGATCGAGGGGCAGGGAATCGACCAGTCGATGCACTCCGCGGCGGTGCGCCATGGCAGGCGCGTGCCAGCGAGGACCTCGGGCGAGCCCGGCTTGCCGTGCGTCGGCTCGGGCCAGACGATCGGCATGCCGTCGCGCCGCGCGTTCAGGAACAGGCGCTTGCGGCTGGTCGGCGCGCCATAGTCGCACGCGCGCAGCTCGCGCCACTCGACCTTGTAGCCCTGGCGCTTGATGCGCGCGACCCAGAGCTTGAACTCTTCACCGCGGCGTTCCTTGATCGGCATGCCGTCGGCGTCGAGCGGACCCCATTGGCGGAATTCCTCGACGTTCTCGAGCATGATGACGAGCGGCGCGCCGCGCCCGCCTGGCGTTGCCTTCTTGAGGCGCTCGAGCCAGTGCGGGACGATCGTCGCGAGGTCGCGGATGTTCTTGTCGCGCGGCTTGCCGCCCTTCGCCTTGCTGTGGTGCTTGCAGTCGGGTGAAAACCAGACGAGCAGCACGGGCTTACCCTCGGTCGCGTCGAGTGGGTCGATCGACATGATCGACTGGCACAGGTGCCGCGTCGTCGGATGGTTCGCGGCGTGCACCGCGATGGCTGCTTCGTCGTGGTTGATCGCCACGTCGACCGGGCGGCCGAATGCGGCCTCGAGGCCGGTCGATGCACCGCCGCCGCCCGCGAAATTGTCGATGATGAGGCCGTTCATCGGATCGCTCCGATGCCGATTTCGATCATCAGGCCGAGCCACTGGATGACCAGTGTCCGCCCTTCGACCTCGTCCTCTCTCGAGCAGTCGTCGCGGGTCAGCGCGGCGCCGATCCAGCCGCCGATAGCGATGTGGGGGATAAGATGACGGATCACAGCGCCCACTCCAGATCGCTGACCACCATGCTGCCCGTCAGGACCGAGAATCGGTGCAGCCATCGCTCGCTGCCCTCGATCGTCGACCAGTGGCGAAACTCGATGGTCGGAACAGGGATATTCGCGCGCATCGTCCACTCGCCGCCTGTAGCTGGCATCAAAGCCTTTTGCTCGGCGGCGAGCATCTGCATGTCGGCATGCTTCACGACCGGATCATCGCAGTCGCGGCCCAACTTGAAGCGCTCGGCAATCACGGCTTCGATGCGCTTCTCGATTACGCGATATTCGGGAAGGAGCTGCTTGAGCGGCCGGGTCACGTCACCGATGAACGCCTCGGCGGCATCATGCATGAGGGCAGCGAGCTGGAGCCGCTCGGGCACAAGGAAGCTGGCATGCCACGAATGCTCGGCGACAGAGTAGAAGCGCCGGCACTGCCCGGTAAACCGGCATGTGTTGGCGAGGCCCTGCGCGATATCGCCCAGCGTGAAGCGGCTCGAAGCCGGATCGAGCAAATCGAAATAGTGGCCGCTGTGAAGAAGGATCGTCGAACCCTTCGCAGTCTTGATGCGGGGATCGCTCACAGCCGACCGCCGATCCACGCGCCCGCGAACTGCAGCACCATCCACAGGACGAGCAGGACGATGACGCCAAGCGTCGCGCGATCCATCCAGTGAAAGATCGGGTCATGCTCGACCGTGACGAGCGGCGCGGTCGGCGCGGGAAGGTCGAACGGGGGGAGCGGCTTCGGTCCGACCGTCCGCATCAAGGTGCGGTCATTCGCCGCGGTCGCCCAGAGCGGTGGCGTGTAGTGGGCCGGTGTGGCCAATGGGGAACGCGCGTGATCGGTGGTTTGCATGATCGCCTCCGCCCCGTCTCGCACCACGCGAGCGACCAGGGAAAAGGCGATGTACGTTCACGACGTACGTTCATCAAATTATATCGTACGCTGTTGGCGTACTACCGCACGCCGTTGTGCTCACGCCGCGGTATGACGCGATGGATAGCCTTGATTCGTCGCAGTTCCAGCGTGAAGGTTAGACGGGGGTTGTATTGCTCCAATTCGACGAAGGTCGCGCTGCGCCGAACTAAGCGTTTCACCAGCACCGCTTCGGGTTCATGATCGTCGTCGAGGGTCCGCATCAGATAGACGACAACATCGTCGCCGATTTGGGGCGCTCGTTTGGGGTCCACATATAGAGGATCACCTTCGTCAAGCCTCGGCTCCATGGACGATCCGGTTACGTAGAGACCGTAGATGCCTTCGCGGTTCGCGTAAGCCGGCAGGCGGTTGAACCAGTCGATTGTCTCGCTGGGGTCCACAAAGGCCTGTTCTATCTCAGGATTGTTTTCATCGTCGCGGTAGGTGCCCATTGCGGTGCCATAGACAGGAACGTCGCGGGGCAGGTCAAGATAGCGAGGCGCTAACGCTGGGTTCGGCGCGACCTCGAACAGATTTGGAAGCCCAGCGAGTGCGGTGATTTCCGCTCTTTCGATCGGCGGCGTTCCTAAGCCTTCCAAGGCATCGGCCAGCCTGAAAGCATCCTCCGCGGAGAGCTTATCCAAATGTGGCACGAATAAGCGTTGCACGCTCGATCGGCCGCTCAGGCCCATAGCGATCGCGATCTTTTCCAGGCTGAGGCCCGAGCGAGCCTTAAAGGCAACCAGCTTGGTGCCGACCGTTTCATTTTCCATGTCCACAGTATCGCAGACAGGCCGTACGTTTTCACCGTTGACGGACGTACGTTGTGAACGTACGTCCGGGTTATGGAAACCCACGCGCAAATAATCCGACGCATCGGCGGCATTCGCCCGCTTGCCGCGGCGCTTAAGCATCCCAGCCATACCACCGTGCAGGGGTGGCATGATCGTGACCGCGTGCCGGTCTCCCATTGGGCTGGCGTAATTCAAGCTGCCTCCGATCTGGGCGTATCTCTAACCGCCGCTGACTTCGTCCCGATCGAGGTGCGCGAGCCGGGCATAGCAGCAGATAGTGCCGAGCTTGCTGACGCGTCATCCGGAAAGATCGGCGAAATTTCCGCCCCGGCGGTGACGCTGTGAAGCCCGAACGCATCGCCATCAAGATCGCAACGGCCGAGATGATCAAGGGCTGCGGCGGGCTGGAAACGTCGGCCATGTTCTGCCGGGTCAGCAAGACGGTGCTGAGCGAGAACCAGTCGCTGGGTTGCCCCTCCACGTTCGTTGCGATCGACGTCGTGCAGGATCTGGAACCCCTCGCGCGCGACCGCGATGGCTGGCCGCACGTCACCCGCGCGCTGGCGGCAGGCTTGGGCTTCGCCTTGGTACGTCTGCCCGAATCGCTGCCGAGCGATACCGACCTGCTGCTGTTGCTCGCCAAGCTGACCAAGGAAGGCGGCGACATCGCCAGCGCGATCTGCGCGGCGCTCGCCGACCACGTCGTGACGCCGACCGAGGCGCGCGAGACGCGCAAGCAGGTGCGCGAACAGATCGAAGTCGCGGTGCAGCTCGACGCCGTGCTCGCAGCAATCGAAGCGGAGGGTGGACGATGATGAAGATGCACCTCGTGGCGTGCGTTCCGAACGAAGGCGCGCGCCGGTTGGCCAATTGGGTCGGGCGCGAGTGTCGCGGCGATCTCCATGTTGCCGCTTGGCGGTTGCATGTGGAGGCAATCCAGCTTTCCCGGCTGCTCGACGGCTCGATGCTGCCCGGCGAAATCCTGTTGACCGATCTCGTGTGGCGGACCGAGCGCGCGATGACGCCGCTCGACTGGTATCGCAAGGCGGCGGGCGGGTGGTTCGATGCCATCGCCGAGCGCTCGGCCGGGATGGCCGATGCCGCATGATCTCCAAGGTTTCCCAGTCAGCAAGCGCGCGGGCCGTCACCCGGCAGTCCGCGCGTGCCGACGCGACGTGTTCCCCCCGCGCGTCGCGTCGGCCGCTGTGCATTGCGGCAGGCCGGTGATGGGGCAGGAGGCCTATCACCAGCATCGTCCGTTCGATGGCGCGCAGTGTCTGATATCGACGGCCGGGCCGTTCGCCGCATCGGCTGACGGCTTGAGCAGTTGGGTCGAGCAGGCGCTACCCGATCGCATGTGCGTCTATGCACGTGGTCAATCGGTCCCGCGCGGTGTCGGTGCGCGCGCGATGACGCTCATGGCGCAAGGGCTGATCCATCTGCGCCGCACGCGTCACGCGCCGGGCGATCCGTTATTCGATTACGCCGCGCGCCGGACGACGCTGCCGTTCGACAAGGCGCGGCTCGTGCCGATCAGCACGACCCTGCCGCCTGAAACGCGGCTGCTGTTCGAGGTGCTCGCCCGCATGGCCGACGATGGCGCGCGGTGCCCGAGCAACGAGCATCTCGCGGCGCTGATCGGGGTGCGGGGCGGCAAGGCAGCCTCGAAGCATATCGCGAAGCTCACCGAGGCCAACATGATCGCCGTCGCCTGGCACGAGGACTTCGCCCTTCGGCAGATCGAGATCCTCGAAAGCGGCGCCAAGACGGGAGTTGGGTTGTGAGCGATATCGATCCCCGGCCGACCGGCCCGATGCTGTATTCGGAGGTTCGCTCCTATTGCGTGCGGGTTGGGTGCAGCCAAGCACAATTCGCGCGCTCGAGCGGCATTACCGAGCAAACGCTGCTGTCGATCCAACATGCCGCCCACCCGCTGGAGCGCACCGTCAAGCGGGTGCGGGGTTTCATCGAAGCGAACCCCAGCCGGTGTCCCGGTGCAGCCAAGCCGGGCGGCGGCTGGCTTGCGCCGTCCGCGCCGAAAGAGGCCGCGGCGTTGATGGCCAGAGGATACGCCGGAGCCGCAGCGCTGCAGCAGGCGCGGGCAGCCAGCATTGCCCCCGCAAGGCCCTCGTCCGCGGCGATCGCTGCAGCCGAGGCAGAGGCGGCGGTGAAGCGTAGATCGACCGCGCGCATGGGGTCGCATCGCATGCCGGTTCCACATGCGCTTCCGGTCGACGCCGCACCGGCCGAGGTCCTCGCGACCGGATTGGTGGAGACGCCGGGTGACCTGATCGCGCGCGTTCGCTCGGCATGGCCGGAGCTGTGGGCGGCGGTGGTGAAGGCTTCGCGCGCCAGCGGTGAACCGGCTGGCGCAACGCTGATGCGCGCGATCTCGCGCGGGCTCGAGGAGATTTCGGCATGACGGATCGGCTGGGGGGGGGCGCTTCGGTGCGCGTTGCGAGCGCCATATCGGGCTCGCCTGGGCGCGCGAGTGGCGGGAGCGTCGCCGCGCTGAATTCGATGCGCTGTTCGGCGTCGAGCGCTGCTGCCCCGAATGCCATTCGCCGCGGCGGGCTTCGTAATGCCGGATGAACTCACCCCCGCCGAGGTCGAGCGCGCGACGGTCATCTTCGAAACCGAGCGCGAGACGATCGTCGCCGAGCGCGCGGGCGTGCTGGCGTTGGCACGCAGCTACGCCAGCGCGATCGACGCGTGGGTGTCGAAGGGCCGGATCGACGTGGGGGAAGCGACCGCCTTGAAGGGTTGGGCGAAGGCCTTTGCCGACATGATCGCGATCGGGCTGCACCGTGAGGACTCGGACCCGGTCGGCGTGCGCGCAGCCCTTCTGGAAATCATGAAGGGAGACGCCTGATGGCTCCGGCACGATTCGCTTGGCACGGCCAGCCCCTCACTGGCGCAACTCGCCATAGGGTTTCGCTTTTCGGAAAGCTGATCCTTCAGGTGGAGGAGCAACCGCGGGCATCTCCGGGTGTGTTCAAGCCCACCCGATGGCGCGACGCCGTCGAGCGCGACATGACCGATCTGCAGTCATTTGGCGCGCGCGACCGCGAGGGGCGTGCGTGATGAAGACCCCGCCCGAAGCCGCGCCGATGAGCGAGGATGTGATGCAGGTGCAGGACGCGCGGCGTGCTGCGTTGATCGAGCGCCTCGGCACCGTTGCCGATTTAGCGTGCGCTAACCCGTTGCCGACCGATCTGGGCGACGTGGTCTATGATCTGCTGCGGCAGTCGGCGGCGCAGATCGCAAGCGACCGGAAGCGCCTCGCTCACACCGCCCGCTTCGACGCCGCTGAGAGCTATACGACCGCGTTCTACGAGATCGCCGACCTTCTTGGCATCACCGCGCGCGCGGCATCGCCAGCCGTGGTGTGGCGCGACGAGTTGCGGCCGAAACTGGAGACGCTGATCGAGATCAAGAGATCGATGGCGTACCGCACCAGCCTGATCGGGCGTGAAACCGCGCTCGCGGACGCTGCGGAAGCCGCACTTGCCGCTATGTGCGAGGGGGCAGTCCAGGGGATGGTGGAGTCCCCCGATAATGCCGGTCTGGCGGATGCCGTTGCCAAGATCCTGCCAATTGGAAACGACCGGTTACCAGGTGATCGCGTTGTCCCAATTTATGTTCGCATGGAGGAACTGCGAGCGCTGCATGCCCTCACCGCCCTTTCGCGGAAGCATGTGGGTATGCCGACATGACTCGAGCATGGCCTTTCGGATCGCTGCCGATGTTCCGGCACAACGTGATCCTCGCCGATCCGCCATGGGGCTTTGAGAATTGGTCGGAAGCCGGGGAGGGGCGCAACCCGAACCAGCATTACGACACCATTACGGCCGACGAGATCATCGCCATGCCGGTCGGCGATCTCGCCGCGCCGGACTGCGCGATCTTCCTGTGGTGTGTCGATCCGCTGCTCGATCGTGGCTTCGAGGCGCTGCGGCGCTGGGGCTTCCGATATGTCACCGTCGCGTTCGAATGGGCGAAGCTCAACAAGAGCGGGCAGGGCTATTTCATGGGCACGGGCTACTGGACCCGCGCCAACCCAGAGATCTGCCTGCTCGGCATGATGGGCCGGATGGAACGCGCCAGCTGCGCGGTCCGCCAGCTTATCGTCGAACCGATCCGCGAGCACAGCCGCAAGCCCGATCGCGTCCGCACCGACATCGAGCAGCTGCTCGGCGGGCCCGAGCGCGGCGTGGCCGAGCGCTGCGAACTGTTTGCCCGCAGCTCGCGGCCGGGCTGGACCGCGTGGGGCAACGAATCGTCCAAGTTTGACGGGGAGGATGCGGCGTGACCGACGTGACCTATTACTATCTCGAAGACTATTCCGACGAGATCATACCCTGCGACCCCACGCTCGACAGCTGGGCCAAATGGCTGTCGAAGCCCGATCACGAATGGCACCGGCCGCAGTCAGCTGCGGACGGTGCGAGCTTCAAGGCATCGGTGCTGCGGATGTCCGCGACCGACCTCGTCGCCACTCGAACCGACGACGGCTGGGCGTTTGATCGCGATATCACGCCCGACTTCATCGCCGTGCGCTGGGGACGGGGAATGGGCTGGGATGCTGACAGCATCGTTGGGGACATGGACGAGCTGCGTACCTGGCTCGACGAAAATTCGGACGGCGACAACCGCGTCGAGAATATCGCGTTCGGCTGGAATGAACCGGACGTGCTGGTGATCTTCCACGCGGATGGCCCGCGCTGCACGGTCGAGTCGGTGCAGTGATGATGAAGAGTCGCACCTTTCCTTGCCCGGTGTCAGGCTGCGGGAACGCCCGAGACCGCTGGCACGCAGTGTGCCAGTCGTGCTGGGATCGCCTGCCCGGTGATCTGCGCAACCGCATCAACACAGCCCGCGCGCAGCGCTCGGTACGTCTCGAGGCAAACGCGTCGATCGATGCGTCGAACTGGCTGACCGAGCATCCGCCTGGCTGGAATGTCGTCCGCGTGACGGGCGAAGCGGGCGCCGCGCCGCCGTGAACCTTGGCAGGCGCGATTGATCTAAAGCAATTTTCGGGGGTGCTACGTTGTCTTCCAGTTCCAACCTGTCGAACGACGCTTTGCGGCGTCGCGTCGATGCCGTCCGCGATCAGATCGCCATGGCGGATGTCGTCGGACGCGTGGTGCCTTTGGGGCGGGGCGCGAACCCTCGCGGCAAATGTCCGTTCCACGGTTCGAAGTCGGATAGCTTCACGGTCTATCCGGCGCGCGCGCAATGTTGGGGCTGCAGTTGGGGCGGCGACGCACTCAAGTTCGTCCAGGACTTCTTCCAGCTTAGTTTCATGGAAGCGTTGCAGCGGCTCGAAAGCGAGCATGGTCTGGACGGGCTGTCCCCTAAGCCGGTGAAGCGCGAAAAGGTGGAACGTCGCCGTCCGGAACGGGCGATGGTCGACTCCGTCACGATGGGTCGGCACATATGGCGCAAGGCTCGCCCGGATCATGACGCGATCCGCGTGTATTTCCGATCCCGCGGCGTGCCGGAAGCGATGCTAACAGACGCGCGCTTTGCCGATATTCGGTTTTTGGGATCTGCACCGATCTCCGCATGGGAAGAGACCCGCAAGCCCGACAGCGTGCCGAACGCGCCCGCGATGGCCGCGCTGATCCGTCATGCCCCCGATTGGACGCCGATCGGGGTGCACGTCACGTTCCTCGCGCCCGACCTGAGCGGTAAGATGGTGCGAGCCCGCCAGGACGGCTCGGCGTATCCCGATCGTAAGATGCTCGGCACAGCGGCCGGCGGGTGCATCGTCCTCGGTCGCTACGATGTCGATGTGCCTTTGTTCGTCGGCGAAGGGCTGGAGACTGTGCTGTCCGGTATGTCGCTCGGCAGTGCCGAGGCTTTGGCGTGCGGCTTGGCGGTTTTGTCGCTCGACAATCTGCAGGGCCACGCACGCCTGATCAAAGGCGCCCTGCCGCTGTTCGATCCGCAGCCAGATCCCGACCGCGGCGCTGCGGTCGCGTTCCCGCATCGCGGCCCTGTCGTCGGCCTGATCGACGCCGATATGAAACCGCTTCGCGGGCCGCGCGACCGGCGCACTGGTGCTTGGCTCGGTGTGCCGGTGATCGAGCAGCGGCGCGGGCCTGTCGTGCGGCGATCAATCTCGACAGGCGAGCGCGCCGCCTTGTGCGCGGCGCTGCTCGTGCACGCATGGCGCGCTGCCGGTTGCCGCGTGCGGGCGGTGCGGCCGCCGATGGGGCGAGATTTCAACGATGCCGTCCGGGAGGGCGCGAAGTGATCGTGGTGAAAGTGGAGCTGTGGTCTGCGGTCGACGGTCGAAAGACAGAGCTGGCGCGCATGACGATCGACAACATTGGCGGCACCGCGAACCGCGGGGATTACCGCATCCGGACCTTGCGTGGCCGGTCAGCTCAAGCGCTCGATCGCGCGCTGAAGGCAAATACTGTCCAGCGTGAAGGGCGGGTAACGGGCCATGCGCGGCTCGCGCTGCATGTTTGGCATCTTGTCGCGAAGGGTTTGCTGGCAGCGGGTTACGGTGCCGAAAAATGAACGACGAAGGCCAATCCAAAACGCTGCTTAAGGCGTTCATCGACCGCGTGAAGGTGCTCGCCGACGAGATCGGGGAGTTGCAGTCCGATATCAGCGAGGTTTGCAAGGAAGCGAAGGCTGCGGGCTTCGAGCCGACGAAGATCCGTGAGGTCGTCGCCTGGCTGCGCAAGATCGACAAGCACGGCCGCGACAAGGTCGACGATGCCGAGACGATCTTCGATCTCTACCGCGGCGTCGTCGATGCCAAGGCGGCGTCATTCGACGAAATGATGGACAGTGCGCGCGATCGTGCGCTGCTCGCCGTCTTCGCACCGAACGATCAGCTCGAGGCCAACCTCTCCCGCAAGCGCAAGGGCGCGCGCACGGCAGTCGCGATGGCGAAAGCCGCGAAGGCGGCGCGCGAATCATGACGGCACAGATGATCCCGATGACCATTCCCGACCCGCTCAAGACAGCGTGGCTCGACACCTCCGATTTCGGCAATGGCAAACGCCTGGTCGAGATCGCCGGCGGCAAGCTGCTGTGGATCGAAGAGACGCAGGCATATGCGCATTACGATGGCCGGCGGTGGTCACTCGAGCGGGGCAATATCGAAGCGCAGCGGCTCGCGCATCGCGTGATTGAGCATATCGACGCCGAGGCGGAGGCGCTAGGCGAGATCGCCGAGGATACCGTTGCATTGCGCGAGCGCCTTGGCGCCTGGTGTTCGACCGAAATCGCGATGAAACGGGTCGAAACCCTCCGTGGACACGCCGTGCGATCGGGCAGCGCCGGCATGACGTCGGGCATGCTCAAGCAGGCGCGATCGTTCCTCTCGGCGACGATCGACGATTTCGACCGTGACCCGTTGGTGTTCAACACGCTCAACTGGACGCTCCGGTTCGTCCAGGGCGAAAAGGGCTGGGAGGTTCGCGCGACACCGCACGATCCGACCGACATGCTGATGCAGCTCGCCAACGTCGAATACGAGCCGGGAGCGAAAGCACCGTTCCACGAAGAACGACTGGCCATGCTGACGCCCGATCCCGAGCAGCTCGCCGCGTTCAAGCTGCTCTACGGCTATGGGCTGACCGGGCTCGTGTCCGATCAGGCGTTCTACGTCCATCAGGGCAAGGGCGGCGACGGTAAGTCGATGACGCATGAAGCCTTCGCGGATCTGTTCGGCGACTATTACAAGCATGCCGGCGTTAAGACGTTCCTGCAGGGCAAGGATGGCGGCGGTGCAGAGCATCGCTCCGATCTCGTGCGCTTGAAGGGCGATATCCGCTTCGTCACCTGCGACGAGCCCAAAGCCCGATCGGTGTGGGATGGCGAGATCATCAAGCAGGTGACGGGCAGCAAGATCACCGCGCGCGGCGCGAACGAACGCACCGAAGTGACCTTTGGCCCGCGCTTCAAGATGCATGTCGAATGCAACATCATCCCGCGCGCGCCGAGCGACGATCGCGGTTTCCGCCGAAGGTTCAAGCTGTATCAGTGGAAGGTCTCGCTCGGCGATACGCCAGCCGGCGAGCTGCCGCCCGACGTGGTGCTGTACCGCTTGGCGCAGGAAAAGCCGGGCATCCTCAATTGGCTGATCGAAGGAGCGTGCGAGTGGCTCGCCACGCGCAATATCCCGCAGCCGAGCGCCATGAACGACGTGCTCGCCGACTTCTGGGCGGACTCGAGCCCGTTGCTCGATTGGATGGGGGAGTGGTGTGACACGAGCGACCCGAACGCGAAGGAGTCGGCCAAGGCTCTGTACGACAACTTCAAGGCTTGGTGCGAGGCGCGCGGCGTCGATCCGATCATGACGCCGACCGCGTTCGGCCGAGCGCTGCGCGACAAGCAACACGCCGTCGTGAAGGACTCCCGCGGCACGCGCTGGCGCAAGGGCATCACCCTGCGTTCCAGAGGCCTGTTCGGCGCCGACGACGCGCCCGAGACGGCCTCTGCCGCTCATGTCGCAGCCGCTGGCTTTTCGCCGCCCGAAGGCGCGTCTTTAGAACAACCCGCCGTTCGTCCGATATTCGACTTGGACGATGATGATGGGATGCCAGCGTGATGCGCGTCGGCACGCGATCGAGCGGACACAACATGTCGTCAACGGCGGGTTACGGACAGTTGCTGCAAACCCGCCGTAAAGCACCAGCGAACGCGCCGTTGGCTCGACCGGTTGGCGCTCGGCGGTGTGGCTACGGCGGGTTTAGGCGATGGCGGCGGCGGGAATACGGCGGGTTGAGGCTGCGATAAAGTCTAGGTTTTCTGCGGTGTACGGCGGGTTACGGCGGGTTCGGCGGGTTGTTTGTGGTTCATTGGCTATGTGCGCTGGGCGCGGGCGCGCAAGACACCAACCTTATCCCTCCAACTATCCGTTAATTGAAAGATACAAGATGTTGATAGAAGAAAAGGGCGACCCCAGAATGCAGCGCCAGCGCGGCGAGCTGCTCTCATTCGGCGATGTCGAAGAGCGCTTGGTCGAGGCGATGCTTGTGTGCTGGCGCAACCCCGATCGCGAGCGCGGGTGGATGCGCATCCGGTCGGCATGGCCCGACGTGGTCGCGGAGCCGGGTGACTATGATGCGCGCGGCGGTGACCAGACCAGCTCGGACGTGGAGATCCGGCCCGCGTCGCTGACCCGTCTCGAAGTGGACGAGATGGAAGAGGCGTTCGGCTGGGTCGATTGCCTCAAGCCGATCGACCGCAAGCTGGTCGGTTTGGTGATCAGCCAGCTCGCGCGTGGTGCCAAGCAGGTGCCATGGATGAAGCTGCGCGGTCCTATGGGGCTGACGCGCGGCGCGGATGGCCTGCGGATGCGGTATGAGCGTGCGATAGGTGAGGTATGCCGACGCGTGAATGGCGGATTTCTGCCGTCCCCTCTCGTCAAGCCGGTAAATCAGCAATGACGCAAATATCGTTTGTTCACATCGCAGGCCTTTTACGCGTATTTCACGTCACACTGGGTCGGGCCTTCGGGTGCGGCGCAGCATCCTCTCCCAACCTCGGAACGACCGGCGTGCTTCGCGGCGCGATCCGGTCGTTCCACGTTTTGGGCGCGCCGCGGCATGCCGACTTGATCGCTGCCCGATCGGGGGCCACCCCCCAACGGGTCCTTTCCGGGGGGCCGGCGGCATTGCGGTGTGGCGAGGTGCATGGTTTCGGTGTTCAAGGGCAATTTGCCATTTTGAACTTGGTGAACTGAACTGGTTCATGGCGATGAACGGGGTGTTCAAATGACGCTGATGACGAAGGGTGATTTCGCCCGGCATCGCGGCGTCGGCAAATCGGCGGTGTCGAATTGGGCCAAGAAGGGCCTGCTCGTGATGGGCGAGTGCCCGACCAGCGGTGCGCTCAAGGTCGATGTCGAACGCACCGAGGCAAGGATCAACACGCGGATCGATCCGATGCGTGGCCGGCCGAGCGCCGGGGCACCATCGGCTCCCACCCCAGCATCGGAAGGAGGTGATTTTGTTTCCGGCGGGCGGACTGGCGCGCACGTTCGCGTCGAGTTGGCCGAAGAGCAACTGGTCAGCAAGCGCCTGGCCAACGCCGAACGCGCCGGCGAGTTAGGCGTGCAGATCGAACTGGAACGACGCGCGGGCGAGCTGGGCCGCATCATGCGCGAGCGGATACACTCTATGTTCCGCTCGATCGCCGAGCGCCTAGCTGCGGAGCGCGACGTCCGCACGATCATGTCGATCGGCGCGGCCGAGATCGACGGCGTGTTTGCTCAGATGGCGAACGATGCCGAGAATGGCGCCCTCGCGGACGCCGACGACGGCGTCGAAGACGCTGCCCTTGAGAACGATTTGGCGGAAGCGCTCGCGGAGGTGTGATGGCGTTCGACTATGACCGCTTCGGCGTTACCGCCGGCACGGTATTACGGTCGAACGCCGCCCGCCTCGACAAGGTCATTGCGAGCGGGCTTCGCCCGCCCCGCAAGATGAAGGTTTCCGCCTGGGCGGTTCGGTTCCGCAAGTTCGGCGACGACGATCCCATCCCCGGCTGGTGGGACAAGCGCACCGCTCCAGAACTCGACGAGATCATGGACGCGATGACGCCGGACGATCCTTGCGAGGAAGCCGACGTCATCAAGTGCGCCCAGTCGGGCGGATCGGCATCGGCTGAAAACTTCATCGGCTTCGTGTCGGATCAGGCACCGGGACCGGTGCTCTTCGTCCAGGCGACCTTGACCGCCGCGCTTGCATGGGCTTCGGAGAAGTTTTGGCCGATGGTCGAGAACTCGCCGCGGTTAAATCCGGAGCGGGGCGGGACGATCCGCGCCCTCGGGACGCCGGACGGGGACGGCTCGACCAAAGGCAAGATCCGGTTCAGCCGGTCCAACGGCTTCGTGCTGCTAGCGGGCGCTAGCTCCGCCGCGTCGCTTCGCCAACGCACCGTTCGCTACGCCGTCGAGGACGATCTCGATCAGTGGCCGGACGATCTGGATGGGCAGGGCTCGCCCGAGGCGATGGTCGACCAGCGTCTGAAGGTGTGGCGCAGCAAGGGGTTGTCGAAGCGGATCAAGATCTCGACGCCCACCATCAAGGGCACCAGCAAGATCGGCCGCGCCTATGCGACGTCCGATCGGCGCCGCTACTACCTGAAATGCCCGGAGTGCGGCAGCCGGTTCGTTCCCGAGTGGAACGACATCAAGTGGCCCGACGGCAAGCCGGCGGAAGCGCACCTGATCCCGCCATGCTGCGGGTTCGATCATATCGCGCATTGGCAAAAACGCGACATGAAGCTGTCCGACGGGTGGCTCTCGATGGAGCTGGAAGGCCAGCCCGTCGCCCGTGTCATGACCGAAGCGGAATTCCAGGCTGCCCGTGGGCGGATGCCGGCCAGTGTGAAGCGTGGCTTTCACCTGACCGGCATCATATCGACCTTTCAGAGCTGGGCGGACATGGCGGTCGCCTTCATCGGCGCGCAAGGCGATCTGAACCGGCTCAAGACGTGGACCAACCTAGTGCACGGTTTCGAGTTCGAGCTGAAGGGCGGCACGCCGGATTACGAGAAGCTGCGCGAGCTGCGCGAGCAGGGCTGGGGTCCGCGTCAGTTGGCGCAGATGCCGGTCGGGCCGATCGCGGTCACGATGGGTGTCGACGTTCAGGGCGACGGTCTCTACCTCGAGAAGGTCGCCTGGGCCGAGAACGCGGAGAGCTGGACGCTCGATGCGCGGTTCCTGCCGGGCTCGACCGACGTGAAGGGCGAGGGCGCTTGGGCCGATCTCGACGCCTATGCGCGCCGCAAGGTCCTGTATCCGGGCGGGCGCGAGTTCGCGGTCGACCAAATCTGTGTCGATGCCGGCTACAATACCGAGGCGGCAGAAGCCTTTTGTCGCGCGCATCCGAACCGGCTCGCGGTGTTCGGCCGCGCCGGTTGGACGCTCCCGATCCTCGGGCGCGGCGAGAACCTGCGCTACGAGCAGCAGGGCCGCAAGGCCGGGCAGGCGTCGAAGCGGGCGGAAGACAAAGCGTACATCGTCGGCACGTTCGGCGTGAAGCTCGCCTGGTACGGCTTCCTGCGGTCGACGATCGCTGCGGCAGCGGGCGAGCGGGAGGGCGTGGAATCTCTTTCGCGAGGCCGCGCACACTTCAACATGGATTTGCCCGACGACTATTTCGAGCAGATCACGGCCGAGACGATCGTCACCGAGACGGTCAACAATCTGCCGCGCCGGGTGTGGAAGCCGCTCGCCGGCCGGCCGAACCACTGGCTCGATTGCCGGGTCTACAACACCGCAGCGGCCGAAAAGCTGATGCTCGATACGCTTACCGTGCAGGACTGGGCGGCGCTTCGTGCCGAACGGTACGCGCCGCGCGACGATGCGCAGGGCGATCTGCTCGGCATGACCTTGGTTCCGACGGCGCCGAGTGCGCCGAAACCAGCCGCGGCGCCGACTAGCAGCGCCGCTGATACCTTCATTGACGCAGGGAGCGACTATCTGTGACCGACTTGCCCACCAAGATTGCGGCGCTGGAAGAGGCGGCAGCCTCGGGGGTGCTGACGATCGAGTCGGACGGCGATCGTCAGACCTTCCAGCGCATGCCCGATCTGCTATCGGCGCTCGCCTACTTCAAGGCGCAGCAGGCCGCAGCATTGCCCGCCAGCGTTGCGGCGCGGCCCGCTTCCACGGTCGTTGTGTTCGATCCGCGCTGACATGGCGATCTCGGACTTCATCGACAACGCAATCGCATCGGTTGCGCCGTCCTGGGCTGCAGGGCGCGTCGCGGCGCGCGCGCGTTTCGAGGTCGCAGTTTCAGCGCGCGACGGCATCCGCCAGTTCGACGCCGCAACGCGCGACCGCCGCACGCACGGTTGGAACCGCAACCCCAGTTCGGCCGATGGCGAGAATGCCAATGCGCGCCAAATGCTCGCCTGGGCGGGGCACGATCTGGTGCGCAACAACAAATATGCCGCGGCAGGGGTGCGCCAACAGGTCGCCACGATCTGGGGAGATGGCATATCGGTCCAGATCACGCACCCGGTGAAGCTGGTACGCAATCGGGCGCAGGCCGCGTGGGACCGCTGGGCGGAAAGCAAGGTCGACGGCTTCGGCGACTGGTACGGCCACGGCAAGCTGGCGGTGCGCGAGATGATCGTGGGCGGTGAGTCTATCACGACGTGGCTTCCCGACGCGTCGGGACCGAGCGGGCTGGTCGCGGGCCTCGAGGGCGCGCAGCTCGACATGTCGCGCAACTATCCGCTGAACGATGGTGGCAAGGTCGTGCAGGGCGTCCAGTTCGACAAGAGCGGGCTGCGCACTGGCTATTGGCTCTTCCCGGATCACCCGAACGATCCGATTCGCACCACGGCCAGTTCGCAGTCGAAGTTCGTCCCGATCGACCATGTCGACCACATGTTCGAGCGGCTGCGCTACCGCCAGACGCGCGGCGTCTCCTGGCTTGGCGCGGTCGCCATGACGCTGCGCGATATCGCTGATATCGAAGACGCCAAGCGGTTGCAGGAAAAGGTTCAGGCCTGTCTCGCGCTGATCGTCCAGCCCGGCGAAGGCCAGTCGGGCTCGCCGCTTGGTCAGCAGCAGCCTGGTCACGATGACCGCCCCGGCAAGCCCCTTGAGGAAACGTTGCGGCCTGGTATGATTGCGCGGCTGAAGTCGGGGGAGACCGCGTCCACCATCAACCCGTCGCCGTCGCAAAGCACGGTGGAGTTCATCCGGCAGCAGCTTGGGGCGGTATCGGCCAACATGGTGCCGTACCATTTGATGACCGGGGACGTCAGCCAGGCCAATTATTCCGGGCTGCGCGCGGCGATGAACGGCAGCTACGCGCTGGTCGACGACTGGCAGCAGAACGAAGTCATCCCGCTGTTATGCAAGCCGGCCGTCATGCGTCGCATGCAACGGCTGATGCTGGAGACCGGCGATCCGCGCTTCCTGCAGATCGGCATGACGTTCGCCTTGCCGATCCGACGGATGGTCGACCCGGTCAAGGATTTGATGGGCGAGGTTCTGGAGATTCGCGCTGGGCTCAAGCTGATCGAAACCGGTCTCGCCGAGCGCGGGATCAATCCCGACGAGCATATGCGCAAGATCCGGGCGATGAACGACACGATCGATAGTCTCGGCTTGGCGCTTGATACCGATCCGCGCCGGCTAACCGATGCCGGCGTGCTGCAGGTTGCGACCGGCTTCCTGGCACCCAAGGAGTAGCAAGATGACGAGGTTAAACGTTGCCGTCCCGCACGTGCTGCGGGCCGGGCACCTGCACGCTTGCGCCGATGGCGCGCGGTCGGCCGCGTTGGCCGTGGCGCCCGCCGCGCCGCACGATGGTCAACGCCTGGCGGTTGCCAGCAGCTACGACGTTTCGGCGCGCACAGTCGAGCTGATCACTGCGACCGAGACGGCCATTCTGATGCCGGCATGGCTCGTCGGCATCTATGATGTCGATTATTACTACGAGATCCTCGATTGTTCGCCCGAAGCGGTCGATCTCAGCCAAGTGAATGCCGGCAACGCGCCGTTGCTCGATACGCACGATCGCTTCGAACTGGCGAGCAGGCTGGGCGTCGTGCGGTCCGCGCAAATCGTCGATCAGCAGGTGTTGACGCTCTGCGCGTTCGGCCAGTCGCAGCAGGCGCGCGACGCCGAGGCCGAATTCGCAGCGGGCACGCCGCCCAAGGTCAGCGTCGGTTACCGGCGCAACCAGATGATCCTTGTCGGCATCCAAGACGACATCCCGATCTACCGCGTCACCAGCTGGACGCTCACCGAAACCTCGCTCGTCTCGATTGCGGCCGATCCCAATGCGGGGGTCCGATCGGCGCACCCTGTTCAGACCCCCTCCAACAGCACGGAGCATACCATGTCGCTTTTCTCGTCCCCTCGCCGCACCCTTCCTGCACCTCCGATCGGGGTACATGCCGACGCCGGTCGCAGCTTTCCCGAAGTAATCGGGACGCGCGGGCCGGCGCCCGCGCCGGCCCCGGCTCCCGCTCCGGCGCCCGCGCCCGCACCCGCTCCGGCGCCCGAGCCTGCGCCTGCACCGGCGCCTGCACCCGCAGCGGGGGGTGAAGGCGAGCGCACCGTTCAGCAGCCGAGCGTCACCCGCTTCACCGCTTCGACCGCGCTTTCGCTGGTCGATATGGCGCGCTCGTTTGGCGACACCGTCGTCACGCGCGCGCAGGAACTGATCGCGCAGAACGAAGCCGGGACGATCAGCACCGACGGCGCGCGCGCCGCGCTGATGACCGCGATGGGCGACGCGCAGCGTTCGTCGGTCGGAGGCGTGACCGTCGGCGGTCGCGCGATCGAGATCACAGCGGACGAACGCGACCGGTTCCGTCGCGGTGCCGAGAACTCGATCATCCAGCGTGTTGGCCTGACGCAGCTGCTGACCGATGGCGCTCGCATCCGCGGGGAGACGGTCGATCTCAGCCCCGGCGAGTTCCGCGGTATCCGCAACGCCGAGCTGGCGCGCATGTCGCTCGAGCGCGCGGGGCAGCGCGTCGATACCTATGATCGCGATGCGATCGTCGGCCAGGCTATGGCGCTCCGCATGGGGCCGATGGGCGCTACGACCGACTTCCCGGTCATCCTCGAGGGTGTGGTCAATCGTGTCCTACAGGCGGCGTACGCTACCCAGCCCGACACCTGGCGCCAGTTCTGCGGAATCGGTTCGGTCGGCGACTTCCGTCCGACCTACAACCTGCTGCGCGGTACCTTCGGAGCGCTCGACACGGTCAACGAGGACGGCGAGGTCAAGAACAAGCCGATCCCCGATGGCGCGAAGGAATCGATCCGTGCCGGCACCAAGGGCAACATCATCGGCCTGACCCGCCAGGCGATCGTCAACGACGATCTCGGCGCGTTCAACGACCTCGCGGTCGAGCTGGGCCGCGCCGGCAAGCTGTCGATCGAGGTCGACGTCTACAAGCTGCTCGCCCTCAACGCGGGGCTCGGGCCGCTCATGGCGGATGGCAAGACGCTGTTCCATACCGATCACGGCAACATCGTCACGCCGGGCGGGCCGCTCACGATCAACCAGTTCGAGCAGATGGACCTTCTGTTCGCCGCGCAAAAGGATTTGTCGGGCAACGACTTCCTCGATCTGATGCTCAGCGTTCTGCTAGTGCCGCGCGGCCAGCGCGGGGATGCCAACGTCATCAACGCGAGCGAGTTCGACACCGACACCGCGGGCAAGTTCCAGAAGCCGAACAAGGTCCGCGGGCTGTTCTCGACCATCGTCGGCTCGCCGCGTCTCGCAGGCACGCGTCGCTATGGCTTCGCCGACCCAAACGTCGCCCCGACGATCAAGGTCGTCTTCCTGAACGGCAATCAGGAACCGCGCGTCGAGAGCAAGGATGGCTGGCGCATCGACGGCACCGAATGGCGCGTGCTGTTCGATTACGGTGTCGGCGCCATCAACTGGCGCTCCGGCGTCACCGACGCGGGCGCGTAAGCCCGCATTTCCGTCAGCGCCGCGGCGGTCAACGCCGCGGCGAGCAGGAGTTTGACCGATGAATAATTTCGTACAGCCCGGTAAAATGCTCGATCTGATCGCTCCGGCCGGGGGCGTCGTCGGCGGCAAGACCGTCAAGATCAACAGCATCATCGCCATTCCCGCCAAGAACGCGCTCGAAACCTACCCTTTTTCGGGTGCCGTTGAAGGCGTTTTCGACCTCGACGCCAAGACCGCGCAGGCGTGGGCCGCGGGCGTCACCTTGTATTGGGACGATACCGCAAAGGTCTATACGACCACCGCTGGCGGCAATACCAAGGCCGGATACGCCGTCGCCGACAAGGACGCAGCCGCAGCGATCGGCCGCGTCAAGTTGATCCCGTCGATCTAAGATGACGGGCTTTGTCGAACGCAAGGCGGCGTTGATCGACGCCGCCTTTGTCGCGTTCGGCGAGGATGCGATGTGGACCGGCATTGAAGCGCCGGTCCGCATCCGCTTTGGTACCAGCGACGAAGAGGGCAAGTTTTCCGAAAGCGGCTTCATCTCGCGTGGTGACCGGATGCGGGTCCGCCAGAGCGAGGTTCCGGCACCGAACGAAGGCGACATAGTCAGCGTCGCGACCGGGTTGAATGCCGGCACCTATCGCTTGGTCGGCGAGCCCATCCTCGGTTCGAAGCGGGTCTGGGACTGCGATGTCACGGTGGTGCGCTGATGCGGATCACAGCGACGCTCGAAGGTCTCGACGTAACGCTTTCGGCAATCAGCGCAGAGATCGCCGGCGTCGTGACGGCGGCGATGCGTGAGGGTACGGCCGGTCTGAAGGATGAACTGCGCGAACAGGTGCGGGGCGCGGGCTTGGGCGCGCGGCTTGCCACGACATGGCAAGCCAATAATTATCCGGCGACAGGCGAAAGTATCGAGCCTGCTGGCTATGTATTTTCGCGAGCTCCGACCATCATCTCGGCCTATGCCGAGGGGGCGACGATCGTCCCACTAGCAGGGCATCGCTATCTGGCGATCCCGACGAAGAATGTCCCGCGCGGGAGAGGTCGTCGCAAGCCGCGTATGACCGTCTTTGAGGTTGAAACCAGCTTCAATCAGGATTTGATCCTGCGACCGGGCAAGCGCGGTACTCTGCTTGGGTTCATCGACGCAGTGCGCGCCAAATCGATCAAGCGGCCAGGGGTGCGCAACGCGACGAAGGGGCGGCTCGCGCAGGGGCGCAAGCGCGAGCTGATTCTGATGTTCGTATTCGTCAAGTCGATCCGCGTGGCCAAGGTTCTCGACGTAGAGGGCGCTGCCAACCGGTGGGCCGCGAATATCGCCGCATCGGTTTCCGCGCAGCTGGGGAAAGGTTGATATGTCCAAGCGGCGCGACGTGATCATGGCGGTAAAGGCGTTGGCTACAGCCGCGCTTCCCAACGCGAAGATCCGCGGCTTCGATGGCGACACCGCTCGCCCGACGAACGTCACGGGTGGCGGCGTCGTCATCGGTCACCCCGGCGATCCGGGAGAACCAGCGGTCGACCTGTCGCCGCTCACCTACAATTACGATCATCCAATCACGCTCGAGTTTGCGCCAGGCGGCAGTGACCAGGCGGGCGGACTCGACGCGATGATGGGGGTATTCGGCGCGGCCATCGAAGCCGACCGGACGCTCGGCGGCCTGTGCAGCTGGATCGAAGCACAAGCGCCGGATGAGGACGATACCCCGTCCGGCACCGGATCGCAGCGCTGGGCGATGCTCGACGTGATTGCGTCCTATTCTACCCCCAACCCGCTCACCTGAGAGGAAATCACTATGTCCCGTGCACGCGGCGCGAACGCGAAGGCGTTCGGCATCTTCGAAGCCACGCCCGGCGTTACCCCGGCTCCCGGCGCGAGCTGGTTCGGCATCCCGTTCGTCAGCCACACGCTCGGCGAGGAACGCCCGTTGATCCCGTCCGACTTGCTCGGGCAGGGACGGGAGATGCAAGACCCGACGCCGGATGTCGCCACCAACGATGGTGATATGATCGTGCCTGTCGACGTGCGGAATTTCGGCCACTGGCTGAAGCTGTTCTTCGGCAACCCCGTTTCCACGGCCGGTGCCGCGTCCGAAGAGACGCATGTCTTCACGTCGGGTGTGGCTACGTTGCCGAGCATGTCCTTGGAGATCGGCGCGCCCGAAATCCCGGCCTACAGCACGCACTACGGCCTGCGCGGCAACCAGTTGAAGATTTCGCAGGCACGCTCCGGCCTGCTCAACGCGACGTGCAGCTTGGTCGGTATCGGCGAGAGCCCGACAGCGGCGGTCACCGCGGCTGGCGCGGGCGCAACGGCCTCGCTCCCGATCACCCGCTTCCCGCAGGCATCGGGCTACGTGAAAAAGGATGGTCAGCAGCTCGGCAGCGTGGTCAGCGCCGACTTCACCTACAGCAACGCGCTCGAGAAGATCGAAACGATCAAGGCGGACGGTCGAATCGAGGACAGCGATCCCGGCATGGTGAGCATGTCAGGATCGGTTGGCGTCCGGTTTCGGGACACCACCCTTCTGCTCGCCGCGACCAACGGCACTCCAATCGAACTCGACTTCGGCTGGGCGAGCGGGGTTCACGGCTTGGTGTTTGCAGTGCCGCGCGTCTTCCTGCCGGCGGTCAAACGGCCGATCGCGGGACCGAACGGCATCCTGGCGACCTTCAACTGGCAGGCCAGTGGCGCGAACGCCCCGAGCGTCACCGTCACGCTGACCAACGATGTCCCCACCTATGCTTAAGCTGGGCGAGGTCGATCCGGTCTGGAAGGAACTGTTTCCCGCAAACGGCGATACGCCGGCGGTGCGGGTGCAGTTCAAGCCGATCGGCATCAAGGCACTCCGCGCTGCGCGCCGCGCCATCGCCGCGGCGCTCGGGGTCGATCCCGACGATATCGAGAATGCGGGTGATGAATTGTCGCGGGAGTTGATCCGCGCCGGTCTGATCGCCTGGGAAGGTATCGGCGATCTCGACGATAATGTGATCGAGGTGACGCCCGAGACCATTGAGATGTTCATCGCCGATCCGCGCACGTTCGAAGCGGCCGATCGCGTCTATGTCACGCCGTGGGTCATGCAGGATCTGGAAAAAAACGGCTCATCCGCCTCGCCAGTTGGCACTGGGGTGGCGGAGACGCCGGCGAAGGATACTGCCGGCTCGTCTGCGCCTCGCGCGAAAAAGGCCGCTGCGACGAGTGCGCGTACACCAAAGATGAGCCGCAAACCGAAGCCGGCGCCGGCGTCTGGGAGCTGATCGAGGGCGCCGGATCGCAACTCCGACTTGCCACGATCCCAATTCCCGGTGGGGGCGTCGTATCGCGGCCGATCGGCCTAGATTTCGGCGCGGTGCTTGCGATGGGCACCGCTCTCGACGTCGACCAGAAGTTGCTCGCAAGCATCCTGCCCGGTGTCGAGGCGGCGATCATCGCTTCGTTTTCTGATGAACCCACTGTGATTGATGAAGGAGAATAGCATGGCCGACCGGTCAGTTGCGATCCGCCTCGCCACGGCGGGTAAGGCGACCGTCGTGCGCGACATCACCGATATCGGTGACGCACAGGAAGCCCAGGCACAGCGCTGGCAGAAGGCGTACGAGAAAGCGGGCGACGATGTCACCGTGTCGCTGCGTCGCCAAGCTCAGGCGGCGGCGAAGATCGCCGCGATCATGCCACAGACGAACGTCCAGTTTGCTGCGCAAACCGCTGCCGGTACTAACTATCAGGGGGCTAGCGCTCGCGACTCTGCGGCGGCATTTCGAGAGTTACTCGCTGCTGAGGATGCGCTTGACGCCAAATCGCGGGCGCTGCTCGCGATTTTGGAACCGGTACGCGTTGCGCAAGAGCGCTATAACGCCGAGGTCGCGGACGCCGCAAAGCTTCACGACGCGAACCGGATCAGCCTCGATCAGTTCATCGCAGCCGAAGCGCGTGCCGCGGCTGCGCTCGAGCGGACGACCGGCGCTAGCCGCACGTCGGGCCAGGCCGAGACCGCAGCGACTAAATATTCGATTTCGCCTGACACGGCTATCGTCGGGAAATCCGCTGCAGAGTCCGCTTCGGCGCTTAGCGAGCTGCTCACCCTGCAGGAACAGCAGGAGGCGCGCGCGACATCGCTGCGGGCAAAGCTCGATCCGCTCTACGTCGCGCAGCAAAAGTACGACGCCGAGATCAAGAGCGCAGGTGAATTGCTAGCGGCGGGTGCGATCTCGCAGGATCTGCATTCCACGGCAGTCGCCAGCAGCGAAAAGGCACTGGCCGCTGCCAAGCGCGAGGTCGAGGGCCATAGCTCGGCGCTCAACCTCAACCGCACGCAGATGATCATCGGCCAGTCGGCCGTGATGCGCTTTACCGACTCGCTGATTGCGGGGCAGTCGCCAATCCGCGCGTTCGCGCTCGAGGCGCACAAGCTTGGGGAAGTCATATCGTTCGATGACGGCGGCGTCGCAGGCGGGATGGCGAAGCTCACCGCGCTGCTCAACCCGCTGACGATTGGCTTGGGCGCGATAGCCGTGGCAGCGATTGCAGCGGCCGTGGCGGGCGAGGAATATGCGGCGGCCGAAGCGAAACTCAGTGCCATCTCTGAGGGGACGGGGCGGCTTCTTGGTCAGAGCGGCGAGCAGCTCGAAGCCAGTGCGGAGGCAGCGGCCCGCGCCGGCAACATCACGATTTCTGCGGCGCGCGATATCGAGACTGGCTATCTCAAAGTTGCGAAAGCTGGGGATGTCCTGATCGGACTTACGGCGATCACGAAGGATTTCGCGGCAGCGACCGGGACCGACATGAAGGCCGCACAGGCTGCATTGGGCGCGGCCTTCGCCGACCCAATCAAAGGCGCGCAGGATCTTACCGAGCAGTACGGCGTGCTCACGCAGGCGCAAATCGAGCATATCTCGAAACTCGTGGAGGAGGGCAACGCGGCCGGTGCGCAGCGTGCGCTTGTCGCAGATCTGAAGGATGCGTTCGATGGAGCGTCCGAACACGCCACAGGTTTGGCGCTTGCATGGGAACGGATCACGCATGGGACGCAGGATGCGTGGAATTGGCTCGGCAAATATTCCGATCTGTTGGTCACCACAGCGCTAAAGGACAATTTCCTTACATCGTGGTTGGTCACGCCCAACGCCGTCCAGAAGAGGTCAACGGGGCCGAGCGCTGCAGATCTGGCAGCACAACAGCGAGCATCGTCCGTCGCCGATGATTACACCGGTGCCAACCAACTCGAGGCGTATCGCAAGAACGCAGGTGCGCTTCGGCAGGGTTTGAACACGCCCGGACTATCGGCCGACCAGCGAAGCTCGATGACGACCGCGCTCGATGCCTATTCGCATGCGCTCGATACCTTCATTCCGAAGCAGGACAAGGCCAACCAGCTCGCCGCCCTCGATGCCAAGATCGCCGCGACCAAGGTGCCGGCTGCAAAGGCAGCGCTCGCGGCGCAGCGGGAGCAGGTAGCCTCGGCGGGGGAGGTTGTGACAAGCGCAGATGTCCTAGCGCGTGCGCACTCAAAGGCAGATGCTGCGGCTGCGCGTGCGACGCACACCAATGGCGCGCACGCGGCATCGCTGGCGCGGCAGGCGGAATCGATGGAGGCGGCGGCTAAGTCCTCGCTCGATCTCGCAGACGCATATCTGAAGGGTGACAGCGCCGCGATCGAAGCTGAGGCGCGCCGCAAGGCGGTTACCGATGCGACCCGAAAGGGGATTGATGTCGAAGCTCAGGTGCGACGACAGCTGAACCTGAATGTAGCCGAAGCCGTCGCGACCGGGGCGAAGTCGGTTGCGCAGCTGCGCGATGAGACCAGCGCGCGGACTGATGCTAATGCCAAGGTGGACGCGGGGAAACTCAAGACAGCGGACCTCGCGCGGGCACTTTCGGACGAGGCGGCGCTCCGCCCGTTATTGCGGTTGCAGACCGTCGCGCAGGGTTCCGCCCTTACCGCGCTGACCAAGGTGATCGACGCATACCGGGAGGCGCTTGACAAAGCGCATACGGCCGAATCTGACACGGCTGCTAACGCCTCGGTTGCAGCATCCCAGCGCCGGATCGATGACACGAAGGCCGCGATTGCAGACCTGTCGAAGTCGCCCCGTGATCAGGCAATCGCTGCCGCCTACCGGGCTGGAAACAACGAAGCCGATGACGGCCACTATTCCGGTGCCAAACGGCAGGAAGTGGTCGATATCAAAACCGAGGAAGCTTACGCCGACTTTGCCAAGACGCGCGCGAAGTATGTCGTCGATCAGATCCAATCGCAGCAGGATTCGCTCGCCCTCTCGCAGCGCGACCTCGAGTTACAGGGTGCCAACGAAGATAATCGCACGGTCGAACTGGACCAGCTCAAGGCATCGCTCGCTATCAAGCGCCTGTTCCCGGAGATGACGGACGCGGAGCGTGCTGCCATCCTGAAAGGCATCGCTGCTCAAGATGCGCTCAATGCCAAGCTGAAGGTGACTGCCGCGGCGCTCGACGAGGTCCGCCAGTTTGGCGGGCAGTTCGTAGATGACGTTCTCAATCCCGACACATGGTCAAGCTGGGGCAATGCCGGCAAGACGATCATCAACGATCTGAAATCGGAGTTCATCAAGCTAGCGCTGATTAACCCGCTGAAGAACCTGATCAACGGAAACAGTGCGCTCCCCACGCTTTCGTCGGCGATCTCGAACATCGGCAAGCTGTTCGGCGGCGGTTCGGCGGCGGTCCCACACAATGCATCGGGGACTGAGAGCTTCTCCGGGGGGGCGACCTGGGTGAACGAGAACGGCCCAGAAATAGCCGATCTGCCGAATGGCACGCGGATTTACCCCGCAGCGGAAACCCGCCGCATGCTTGCGGGGAACGATAATACCGGCGGCGGTGGGCACACCATCATCATCAATGCAGACCGTTCCGTGCTTTCAGATGAAGTGCGCGGCTGGGTTTCCGAGGGCATCGCCATTGCTTCGACCCACGGCGCGGCGGGCGGTGCAGCTCTCGGGCAGGCCGAGAACGCGGCCGCCAGTGCGCGGACGCTGGGCCGGCGTTGGTGATGAGTGTCCTGCTCTCATGGTCACGTATCGCTACGCTGACGATCCGTCCGCAATTGTTCAGCGGCGATCAGGAAGGCAGCCTAGGTGGCCCGACCCTGCCCGTCCCGCGCATGGGCGACCGATTTGCAGTCGATCTTACCACGACGCAGCTGGGGCAGGATGCGGAAAGCCGTCAATTCGTGGCGAAGCTCTTCCAGGCGACAACGCTCGACGCCCGTATTCCGCTCTGCGCGCCGAATGCCGGAGCTATCTTCGGCGCACGTGGTGCTATCGTCGATGGCGCAGGCCAAAGCGGATCGAGCGTCGCCGTGCGCGGCATGCGGCCGTGGACCGAGTTGCTCGCCGGCAACTTCTTCCACATCGGCCATGCCGATACCTTCTTCATCTACATGATCGCCGGCCGGATCATGGCCGATGGTGCCGGCAAAGCGCTCGTGCCGATCTGGCCGATGCTGCGCTTCCTGACCGTCGATGGCGAGACGTGCGAATTCGAAGAACCAGTCATCGCCGGCAAGCTGACGGGCTTCGACAAGGGGGCATCGTTTTCCAAGAACCGAACCGACCCGATCCAATTTAGCATTTCGGAGCGAGCATGACCTTCCGTCTTACGCCGCAAATGGGCGCTGCGCTGCGCGCCGGCGTCTCGCCGATCGCGCCGCTCATCGAAGCGATATTGCCGGGGCACACGCTTCACCATCTGGTAGGTTCGGGCGAGGCCATGTGGGGCGAGCGGAAGTTCACTGGCCGCGATCCGAAGTTCGGGGTTCTGCTTGCGGCCGGGGATCTGAAAGACGGGGTCGGTGACGAAGCGCCCGACTGGGAGCTTACGTTTGGCCCGCCCGACGAGGCGTCCGCGGCGGACTTGGTTTCTGCGACCGCGCAGGGTGGCATCGTCAACGGTTGGGTTGGCGTGATCGACCGCGAAACCGGGCTGATATTGCCGGACCCGATCCAAGTTTTTGCTGGCACGCTGGACGTACCCAAGCTGCAAGTGGGGAAAGGGACACTCTCTGCCGTTTGGCGATGCGTGTCGGCGTTGGAGGCATTCCACGATCAGGAAGTGGGCGCGCGTCTGTCCGACGCCTTCCATCAGATGATCTGGCCTGGTGAAACGGGCTGCGCCAATATGTCGGGTATCGCCAAGGTCTCGAACTGGGGCGTCGAGAAGCCGCCATCGGGGGTGAGCTACGCTTCGAGCGCTCCCGCTGGCTATACCAACCCGATGTTTCAGCGGCTCGCGGCATGATCGAAATGATCGCGCGCCAGCAGGCAGCGCAGGCAACGGTCGATCGCTTCAAGGATCGTCCCTTCGCGTACGGGAAGGACGATTGCGTCCGCCTGGCGGCGTTTGTTCTGCGCAAGCGCGGTCATCGGCCGCAGCTCGGCAAAGCGGGTGGCTATTCGTCGCTGATCGGCGCGCGCCGCGCGCTCAAGCGGGCTGGCTATGAAACGCTCGCGGGAGCGCTGGACGCGCTCGGCCTCGCCCGCATTGCGCCCGCCGGCGTTCTCCCGGCCGATATCGTGATGGTCGCCTCCGATGTGTTCGATGGTGGGCTCGGCGTTGTCGTTGGAAACGGGCGGGTAATCGGATGGCATGAGGATTCCGACAAAGCGGAGATCTGCCATCCGCTTTCGTTCGTCGGCGCGTGGCGCACCTGATCGATGGCTAAGTTCCTTAAAACAGCCGCGCTCGTGGTTGGGGCGGTAGCACTGATCGCGACCGGCGTCGGCGCGGCTGCCAGCGCGGGCTTGATCGGTGCCGGATTGGGCGGGACCGCGACCTTCCTCGGCGTGTCGGCAGCGACGTTTGCGACGATCGGCACGGTCGCTAGCGTCGCGGCAGGCGTCCTATCTTTCGCGGCAGCAGCGATGGCGCCCAAGGGCACCGTCGGCGGCAATCAGACGCAATTTACGATCGACAAAGAGTCGGGAAATCCCGTCGTACTCGGCCGCACGGCGTCGGGTGGGAAAGTGGTGCATCGCCAGACTCACGGCGCGAAGAACGAATATGAGAGCTGGGTAACGGTGCACAGCATCGGGCCGGTCCGGAGCATCGGCCCGCTGGAGATCGATCAGGTCGCAGAGTCGTTTGCGAGCGGCGGTGCGGCACTCGGGAGGTTCGCGGGTTTCATGTGGCTCGCGACACAGCTCGGCGCATGCCCCGAGGCCAGTGCGCTGCCCGTGTTCAATGGCCCTGTCGCCGGGTGGGACGCCAATTCCAAGCTGTCTGGCAAAGCCGCAGATATGTGGTGCCTGAAATTCGACAGCGCAGGTAAGAAGTTCCCGAGCGGCGTACCGCAGCGGGTGCGCGTGATCGAAGGGGTTTATGTCTACGACCCCCGGCTCGACTCGACCTATCCGGGTGGCATCGGCGCATGTCGGATCGATGATCCCGCGACGCACGTCTGGTCGGAAAACCCCGCGCTCCACGCCCTGACATGGGCGTATGGCCATCATCAAAACGGCATATTGGTGGCAGGCGGTGGTCTGGACATCGTCGGCATCGACGTCCCCCCCTTCGCGGAATGGGCATCGGTCTGCGAAGCGAACGGCTGGAAGGTCGGCGGCACCGTTTATACCCAGACCGACGATAGCTGGGACGTGCTCAAGATGATCGCCCAGGCGGGCGGCGGCGAAGTGATGCCTGTGGGCGCATTGCTTTCGTGCACCTTTTCGGCGCCGCGCGTGTCGATCGGGACGATCACTTCCGCCGATATCGCGGATACGATCGACGTACCGGGAACCGCATCTCAGCGGCTTCGGCGCAATACGGTCATCCCCAAGGTACGATTGGAGGGGCAGGGCTGGGAGATCGTGCCCCTCAAGGCCCTGTCGATCGACCACTACGTGACGGTGGATGGAGGCAAGCGGCCAAAAGAGCTTGAGTTGCCGCTTGTGCAGGATGCCGATCAGGGCGCCGAGCTTGGGCTTTACGATATTCTGAATAGCCGTGAGATCGACGGCATCATCTTGCCCTGCAAGGTTTACATGATCGGCTATCGCCCTGGCGATTGCGTGACATTACAAATTCCCGAAGCCGCGCTCGTCGATCGGGACGTGGTCATTCGCAATCGATCGCTTGGTGGATCGACAATGTCGGTGACTTTGACCGGTCGAACGGAAACGGCGGGGAAGCATCCTTTCGCTCTTGGCAAGGTCGGGACGCCACCCCCGACGCCAGATTTGAGCGTGCCCGGCGCCTATGATGAGGCTCCGGACGCCGAAGACTGGACGCTTAGCGGCACCGCACTGTCCGCGAATGGCGCGTCGGTCCCGGCGCTACATGTCACTGGGGGGGTGAGCAACCCGAACGCGGATGCGGTGGTGTTCGAGTATCGATTGGACACGGCAAGCGACTGGATGGCGGCGGGGTTCGAAGCGGCTGCGACGACAGACAAGGTGATCACCAGCATCACGCCGAACACCAGCTACCAGGTTGCGGTAAGCTATCGCGTGCGCGGTGTGATCGGGGCTCGGCTAGTGCTTGGCCCGGTAACCGCGGGCGCGCTCGTGCCGCCAGACGTTGCTACGTCCGACGATTTGCAAGCGACCAACACCAACCTCGCATCGGCGCAATCAACCATCGCGGAACAAGCGATCACCTTGGCCGACCTAAAGCGCCGCATCGACGACGCCGGCATCAGCTAAACTCGGAGCATAAAATGGCGATTTCTGCCTATCTCCCGATCGTCGCCGATCGGGCGGGCGCCTGCGTGCGCAAAATCGAATTTATCGGGCTGGACCTTCGAGACTCTGCGTTGCGCCTGCAGGTCCGAATGAAGCCAGACACGCCTGGCGCTCCGTTGATCGACCTGAGCATCGCCGAGGCTGATGCCGAGGGCTTGTGGCTTGCCGACTTCTCAGTCGCTGACGGTGTTCCGACGACCACGGTGCAGATCCGCATCGCGGAAACGACGATGAAGGACGACGCAAAGGTTCCTTATATCGGTGAGCTTGGCGATGCGGCACCGCTGGCTTACGACCTGATTGCCACGATCGGCGGGGATAAGCGTCGGCTGATCTTCGGCGAATTTGTCGCGTTGGCGACGGTAAACGGCGCCGACGGTGCGCCGGCGTCGCGCCGCGAGGGCAGCGGACCTCGGTCAAAATCATGGTCAGCCTGGTCGAATGCGTCGGTGTCCGTTCTTACCGACGTTGCGCAGGTATCGATCGACGGGCTTGACCAGCTCGCGCCAATCGTTGCTACGGCGACCGCCGCAGCGGACCGGGCGGAAGCAGCCGAAGCCGGAGCGGTTACGGCTCTGGAAAGCCGGGCGCCAAAGAAAGCCCCGTTGTTCGAACCGGCAGACGGTCTTCCGGGAAATGTCGGGGGCTACGCGAACTTCAAGCAGCCAGCGGACTCGATCCTTTCGGCGCCAGCCTTCGTCGGCGTGATCGGCAACCGCTTCGTGTTCGGCGACGGAGGTGAAGGGAACCGCGGCGCAGGGTTGGACCTCACGAGGGCTAGCGTTGGCTTCGGCACCAATCTGCTCTTCGACGAAGCTCCGACCATCCGACCGGGTATGGGCGCGCCCGCGTCGTTTGGCGGCTACAGCTTCGACATGCGGCCTGCCTACGGTTCCGCTCTTGGCGGCGACGTTTTTCGCGGCGTGATCGGCAACCGCTATGTCTTCTACGATTACGGTCCCGGCAATAAGGGCTTCGGGATCGACCTGACCCGGTGTCTGCCGGACGTCGGATCGAACGCAGTGCTCGATAGCGACGGCGCCGGCAATCTCGCCTTCGGGCTGATGTACGGCCGCAAATTCCACACCGACACGCGTTCGGTCGAGATCAATGGCTATTACGCGCCAGGCGAGGCGGGCATCGCGAACGTCCCGCGCTGGAACCTGGTCCGGGTCGCGGCTGGCCCGCAGACCTTTGCGCGCTCACCCGAC